TCAGACTCACCTGCACTTGGATAAAACCATATTATTTCACTAAACTCTGAATTAACACCAACATGAACCTTGTCTTTTTCTTCAAAGTTAAAGTCTAAAAATACTTTATCTTTTACTGAACAAGGTATTTGTCTTGTGGTACCACCAGAATATACATAAAACGTATCTACGCCCATCCAATAAACAGAATCATCAACAGCTATAGCAGCGGCAGGACTCATAATTGTTATGTTTTTAGAAAGCTCTTTAATACCGAAAGTAAAAGGAGGTCCAATAAATCTTAATGAATGAACACTTTTATTTGTAAATACAAGTATCTCTTCTTTTGTTTCTACTGCCTGCATAAATGTTGACCCACCGCCAAGCCTTAAGTCACCAGCTGTGTTTGTGGTTGTTGGAAACCAATCAACAGGATTTTCTTGTGATGAAAATCTTATTAATAAAGGATCTTGAACGCCATTGCCTTGTGTGGAAGCAGATGTTGCTCCTAAACCATCGCACCCAAAAGCTATAATATGTCTGTCTGCATCAGAAACAATTATTTGTTTTGCTATCTGAGGAACACTTGCTCTTGTTCCTCCAAGACCACTGGCACTTAACTCAACTGCATTAGCAAATCCTAATGATCTATCCCAATAGTATAATCCCCCATCTCTTGGATTAATTATCAAGTCTTCTCCAAAGTTATCGTGTGACCAAAGTCTTATTTGCGCACCCGGAACGGTAATAGACGCAGCGCTACCCCATCCAACAAAGTCATCTGTAGATAAAACGTTACCAGTCGCTAATCTTACTAAAGAACCATTGTCATGTGTTGAAGCTGTTGTTCCGCTATGACCTCTTGTTACAGTCATTGTATTATCATCGGCAGTTGCTGACACAAGCATTAACTCATTACCAACAAGAATGACATCACCGTTATCTGTCATACCTGTTTCATCAATAACATCAACGCCTGTTTCTGAAGCGTCTAGAGCTTCATTTAATGTTGTAGACAGTGCGCTGCTAGTTGTGCCGCTCCATTGTCCTGCACCCCATCCTGTGCCGCCTACAGTGGTATTTAGTCCTGTGTTTAACTGATATGTACCCACAACACTAGCTCCGCCATTACCGGTGTCAGACGAATTGGCTGCTATGCTTGATGTTACTGTATAAGAGTTAGAACTTACTAACGAAGTTATTTGATATTCTTGATTTAAAACATTAGCAGTTATATTACCGCCTAAACTTGATGCGCCAGAAAATGTAACAAAATCATTTTCATTTGCTCCATGAGCTGGATCAGAAACAGTTATTTCTGTAGATCCATTCGTAGCGGAAAAAGTTATATCACCTGCATTTGTTGTGTTTCTTATAGGGGTTATATCGTTAAAAGCCTGACCCTCTTCTATGTAATATTTTAAATGAGTTCCAACACCTAAAAAATCTGATCCATCTAAAGCAACCCAGTTGTGCAATCGTCTTGCGGTTCCTTGAAAAGTGTTTATTGCATACTTAGTCCATCCACCTATCTTTTCGGGTGTGCCAAGTCTAAACCTTATTTTATCACAATCTACAAATCCACCTTCGTTGCTAAAAGGAGTAATATCTGAAACTATGCCTGACTTAAACTTTAAAGGTATATAAGTCATTAACCTATTCTCCCTGCTACCGCACCATTATTTGTTAATGATACATTACTTTGTCCTAAAATGTAATAACCTGCTGAACCACCTGCAGATCCCGATGTGCCATTTGTTGGCGCAGTTGCTGGAAAGCTAACAAATGTCCCTGAACCATTGGAACCCGTTGCTCCAGTTGAACCACTAGCACCTAATGATCCACCAGCTCCACCAGCGCCTCCATCACCAGAGCGGCCATCGCTGCCTGTAATTCCAGAACCGCCGCCTGATCCAGAACCTGCTGACTGTGCAAAACCTTGACCAACACCGCCTGAACCACCTGAGCCTCCTGCTTGAGTAAATTTACATGTACCAGAAACAGATCCGCTTAATGAGTTATAATAAAAATTAGGTGACGTAGTTCCTTGATGAGCAGTAGTTCCATAAAAAGTAAAATAAGTTTTAGTTGACGCATTTATACCTACTGTACCAAAAAGAGATTTAGACGTTCCCGCACTTGATGTACTTTCGCTTACAGAAAAAGTAGGTGTTCCGTATCCACTACCATAAGCACTACTAATACTAGCAGTAACAGTATAAACACCAGTGGTATTTGTTTGTGCAGAAAAATATATAGGACCTCTGTTAGCACAGCTACCAGAAAGACCTGTTCCTGCTCCACCAAGAGAATTTAAATCAAATTGTGCTGGATTTATTCCTCGACTAAATTGCGCTCCAATACCTCCCCACAATCTGTCACCGACAACTCCAACTCCGTCTAAGTTATTCCCTGAAGAACCATAAACTGTAAACCAACTAGGAGAATTGTTTTGTGGCGTAGAGGTTCCACCACCACCTTCGTCTACTAAATTAGAAAACGTGGCATTGACAGTGTAAACGCCTTTACCACCTGTTCCGCCAGTGCCTCCACCACCGCCTCCTCCTTTGAGGTTAGCGCCACTGTTGTTATTTAATGTTATAGCAACATCTGCTTTTAAAGCTGTTCCGCCATCCGAATTAGCTGCACCGCCTTGCCCATAGATATTACCATTGTTTGTCACTGTTATTGTACCAGAGCCACCAGTTGCTAAATTAATAGCAGGTGTTCCTGATGCTGTGCTGTAAACAGTAACCCCTGCATTTATAACTATAGTCTTAGGGTAATCTACAGAGTAATCATCACCAAATATACCTGTGCCAGATTGTTGTGTAGCATTAGATGAAAATGTTTTTTGCCATCCTTTAGCTTGAGAATAAAAATTACTAAAACTTATAGCGCCACTTGTAGGAACACCCGCCGCTAAGTTTGTTGCTGTATTATTACCAGCATTAGCTCTTACATTTGTGTTTGCTCCACGATAATAACTAGCCATATCAACTGCACCACTGCCACCAACAAATTCAGTCCGTAAGTCTGATGCTGATATTGTACCTGATGCCGCTAACGTCATTATGGGCTACCAAAAGCTGTTATATTATTTGCTGATGTTACAGCACCATTTGATGCTAATTTAAAAACTGTTGTACCATTATACTTAAATAATAAATCATTATCTCCAGTATCTAGTTCTATAGCCCATTTGCTAGAACCAAACAAAATAGAATTACCATTTGTATCAAGATCCCCACCAAGCTGTGGCGTTGTATCATTAACTAAATCTGTTGGCACCAAGGCTACATTAGCATTTGACCCTGTGCCATCTGCATAAACAATTCTTGTAGTGCCATTAGCAATAGTTACAGTAGTGCCTGTTCCGCCACCTTGTTTAATTGTAGCTGTTTGCCCTGTGCTATTTTTAAATATATACCATTTCTGTTGATCGTTAGGGTCTATTAATACATTAAAAGCTGTACCGGGTGTGCCAGTTAATATAACTATTTTGTAATGTCCTTGTGATAATGTCCCATCACTAGCAGTTAACGTTACATTTCCACTTACAGATAACTCAAGAACACCATTAACAGTTCTATCTATAATATCTAAATTATTATTAGTAGTGTCACCCCATGTACCAGCTTGTTCACCGGCACCAATTTTTTCTAGTCCACTGTTAAGTGTATATGTACTTGCCATTTTTACCTCATTTCACTTCTATCTCTATCCAAGTTTCTGGCGTTACCCCAGCATTTACATCTTCAAACAGCAATTCACCAAATGTATCTTGATTAAAATTTAAATCTTTATTTATAACACCTGATCTTACCATAATAGCACTTGATGTTTTTGTAAATGCAGACTCAATCTCAGATGAGTCTGTCCGAACTCTTGTTCCAACAGAAGACTCGTTAAAGTTAAAATTAACTTCTGAGTTTGCACCCGCACTAATATAAGTACCTGTTGATGTTTGGGTGGCAGTCGAATTCATAGAAGAGATGCCAGACATTATACCTACACCTGCGTTTGCAGATGAGGCAATGCCACTCATTTCGGATACACCTGCTAATAGAATGCTTTGATCCGATATGGAGTATTCAGATAGAGCAGATGCACCTAACATCAATCAGCTTCCTCTATTGTGTTGCCTTCAGCTACCCATTCAAGGATTGCTTGGTAGTGTCTGTTGGCAGGGTCTAGTGGCACAGACATTTCTTGACCATCTATTGTTGTTTGGATGATTAAATTATCTGCATCTTGATATTGTGCTAATGTAATGTTCATCTGTTCCATTTATATCTCTCCATCATAAGAAACTTGCCATTGATTTCCACCTTCGTATCTTGTGTCACCTGAAGAAGAAGCACTCATTTGAATATAATTTCCAGTTACTCCTACAGAACTAACATTTGTAGTAGTAGAAGGAGTAGTCAGCGTTGCTGTTGTTGGTTCAGCTCTCATAGATGCTTGAATGTTTTGAGGGAATCTCAATGTTCCAGCAGCAGCCGCTTGAAACCTAAGAGAGTAAGTATGCTGTTGATAATACCTCTGACACAAAGCTAGTTCTTCCCCAAATGACCTATGCTCAAATGGTGTGGCTTGTTCGCCTACTTCTAACTGCCAACCTGTAAGAAAAAAATTGTTTGCAGTGTCATCAAAAAAATTAACTTGGTTAGAAGTTGTAAGACTTGAATCAGATGTGTTCCAAGTATCATCTGTAGCATTATTTCTATCACTTCCTGCTTGTAAACTTATGGCTAAAACTGCACCTGCATTTGTATCGTCATCAAAAACTAAAGAAGAATTACTTGGTATAGTTATTATAACTCTTTCCCATGTATCAGCTACTAAAGTAAATTCTTTAACATAATACATACTACCACTTGTATCTACACTACGAAAAGAAAAACAATAAGTTCCTGCTTTGTTTGATCTTGCATAAAAGGAACAAGTAATTTTAGAATTACCAGTTGAGTCTGTGTAATTCCAACCACTATTTCTTATGTCTCTAGCTTCTAATATTGTTCTAAAAAATATTTGATGAGTTGAAGCTATGTTTGTGTCTGCTGTTGTAACATCAACTTTATATGAGTTAGAAAACCCTAATCCTGATGGAACAGTTGTGTCTTGACTAATATTACAAGCACCACCTGCATTATTTCCAAAACCAAAATTCATTCTGTCAACAGTTTGATAATTTTCATTACTACCATCTGAAACAGCCACAGCACTACTACTTCTCTGAGCCACCTGCATTGCACCATTGATGATAATATTCCTTCGCCCACCAATCTGACTAGTGGTTAGGACTTCACCCATCTTTGCTAATTCTGCTGCTTTGGTCATGCTAGGTCTCCTACGTTTCCAACAGTAATCCTTGTACAATCTTGAAGAGCAACAGATGCAATAGCAATGTATGGAGTACGAAGCTCATAGCTTGACGAAGTTGGTACTGTTCCAGCAGCACCATCATTATCTCCAATAGTAATAGTATGGAGATTAGTAGATGTAGAAAACATTGCTGAACCAGAACCTACATAATGTGCATCTGCAAAATTGTTTGTAAAAGAATGAGAATAATGTCCAGTTCCTTCATCTGTTATGCCACTTGTGTTAAAACTGCTATTGATTGCTACAGTGCCAGTGCCATTTAAATTAACCCAAGCCTTTACTGTACCTTTGTTAATTGTACTCATAGCAGTAGAGTTACCACTACTTGCATCTGTTAATGTGTTTACTCTTAATATACTAGCCATTATGCGAGGTCTCCGTGTGCTGAAACATTATTAACAACAGCATCAAGAACTGCACCACTAGCAGCATTAGATGTTCTGCTATCAATCGCAGATGTACTTGTTATTGTTGTAGATATATTTCTGTTGTCACTTCCTGATGTACTAGCAGATGCACTAGAAGTTGCTGCACAATCATTAGTGTTTGCAAAGGCGTTTGTTAGATTACAAACATAAACACCAGTGCTAGTGTCTGTCATACTAGCAAGGTTAAATGAACCACGAGCAGCAGCCCCAGATGCACTTCCATCAAAGTTTATCCAAGCCTTAGCCAACCCTTGTTGCAGATTAGTTGTTGTACTATTGCCTTCACCTGTAACAAGTATAGAACCTGCTGTGGTTACACCTGTAAATTTATCTACTTTAAGTTCACTTGCC